AGTGTCGGGGTTCCCAGGGGGCACCCCTGGGGGGTGGCTCACCCGGTGAGCCAGTCAAATCGCCAGTCAATTGAGGAGGTTGCATGAAAAGACGGTCGATGGGTCGGTCGGAGTCCAGGCGGCAGTTCAGCCGCGCGGGCTCCAAGCATCATCGGAAGAATTTCTCCGCCGCGCCGATGCGCGGTGGGATCCGGCTTTGAGATGCTTCCACCCGGTGCAATGTTGGGCTGCGCCGGGTGGCGGCGTTTCGTTTTCTCCGATCAACGGGTACAAGGATCGCCCGATGGCGGTTGCGTGCGGTCGCTGTATCGGCTGCCGCTTAGAGCGCGGACGTCAGTGGGCGGTGCGGTGTATGCACGAGGCGTCTTTGCATGACGCGAATTGCTTCGTCACGCTCACGTACGCGGAAGCTCCTGTCGGTCTCGTGCCTGATGATCTTTGTCGCTTTTGGAAACGGCTGCGGCGAGAGCTCAGTCCGCTGCGAATATCGTATTTCGCGGCAGGCGAGTACGGGGAGCTCACGCGAAGGCCTCACTATCACGCGTGCATTTTTGGATGGTGGCCAGGTGATGCTGTGCGTCACGGATCGGAGCGAGATCATCCGCTGTACCGTTCTGCCACCCTCGAACGCGTGTGGGGCCACGGTCATTGTCCCTTCGGTGCCGTGACGTTTGAATCTGCTCAGTACGTCGCGGGCTACATCGCCAAAAAGGTGACTGGCCCAGCTGCGGAAGCGTTCTACCAGGCAGAGGTCATCGATCCGGAAACGGGCGAGCTGAAGATGGAGCCAATCGAAGCGGAGTTTTCGCGCAGCTCGCGCAATCCGGCGGTGGGCCTGCGCTGGCTCGACCGACACGGGGAGAGCGACGCATGGCGGCACGACCAGGTGATCACGCGCGGAGCTCCTGGACAGCTCCCGCGTTACTACACGCGGAAGTTCGCCGAGCGTAAGCCTGAGTCGGAGATCCGCGGCAGGAAGATCCGCCGCATTGAGAAGGGGAATACACCGCGAGCTCGTCGGGAGAACCAACCTCACCGGCTCGCGGCGCAGGAGGCCGTAGTTCTTTCAAAACTCAAACTGAAAGCGAGGGACGCAACATGAAGCTGCTCGTTTTTGCTGTGCATGATCGAGTCGTCGAAGCGTTCGGTTCGCCATTCACGGCGAACACCGAAGCGGAAGCGAAGCGGATGTTTCTCAGCGCAGCCGCAGATCCAGGCACGTACCTGGCGAAGAATCCGCAGGATTTCTCGCTGTACCAGGTGGGCACGTTCAACAACTCTGGCGGCGAGCTGGAGGGCATTTCCCCTGTCCGCTTCGTTTGCGGACTGGATCAAACCGTCAACAACGTGAAGGAGCTTCGCCATGCAAGTTAAGACGCACCGCAATCCGTCCGTGATGAAGCACAGCTTCAGCCAGGTGCCCACCGCGGAGATCCCGCGGAGCAAGTTCAATCGCTCTCACGGGCACAAAACGACGTTCGACGCGGGGTATCTCGTCCCGATTTACGTGGACGAGGTGATGCCTGGCGACACGTTCAGCGTGAACATGACGTCGTTCGTGCGCCTGGCGACGCCGATCTATCCGCTGATGGACAATATGTACCTCGATACGCAGTTTTTCTTCGTGCCGTTCCGGCTGATCTGGGAAAACTGGGAAAAGCAGCAGGGCGCGCAGGTGAATCCTGGCGATTCGACTGACTTCCTGGAGCCGCAGATCACGGCGCCCGTGGGCGGGTATGCGGCGGGCTCGCTGTACGACTATTTCGGTATTCCTCCTGGCGTCGCGGGGCTCGCGCACAGCGCGCTGCCGCTGCGCGCGTATTTCCTGGCCTTCAACCAGTGGTACAGGGATCAGAACCTGCAGGATTCGCTGACGGTTCCCCTGGGCGATGGCCCGGATGATCCGACGGCGTATCAGCTGCTGCGTCGTGGCAAGCGGCACGACTACTTCACGAGCTGCTTGCCCTGGCCCCAGAAGGGGCAGGCGGTTCAGATTCCCCTGGGGACGGTTGCGCCAGTGATTCCGGCTACGACTACCGGGCCGACGTTCAACATCGGCAACTCGACCGACGCGCATTTGTCGAACGTGCTGAATTCGCAAGCGACGCAATGGCAGTCGAATCCGGGTGCGGTGTCGTTCGCGAGCTGGAATAACCCGGATCTGCAGGCGGATCTTTCGGAAGCGACCGGCGCGACGATCAACTCGCTGCGTCAGGCTTTCGCGATCCAGAAGATGTTCGAGCGCGATGCGCGCGGCGGTACCAGGTATATCGAAGTGGTCCAGGCGCACTGGAAAGTGAAATCGCCTGACGCGCGGCTGCAGCGTTGCGAGTACCTGGGCGGCGGCTCGACGCCGATCACCGTGACGCCGATTCCGCAGACGTCCGGGACGGCGGGAACTGGCGGTTACACCGATACGCCGATGGGCTCGCTCGCGGCGTACGGGACCGGCGTTGGTACCGGGCATGGGTTCCATATGTCGTTCACCGAGCATGGCCTGGTTCTCGGCTTGGCGAGCGTGCGCGCGGATCTCACGTACCAGCAGGGCCTCGAACGGATGTGGAGCAGGCGCACGCGCGTCGATCGCTACTGGCCAGCTCTCGCTCACCTGGGCGAGCAGGCTGTTCTGCGTAAGGAGATCTACGCGACCGGGATCCAGAGCGAGGACGATACGGTGTTCGGGTACCAGGAGCGCGCAGGCGATTACCGGTACAAACCGTCGCGGATCTCGGGCCTGTTCCGCAGCTCGCACCCGCAGAGCCTCGATGCTTGGCACTTGAGCCAGGACTTCGGTGCGGCGCCTGTACTGAGCGAACAGTTCATCACTGAGCAGCCGCCTCTGGCGCGGGTGATTGCGGTCACGACCGAGCCGCACTTCATTGGAGATTTCTACATCCAATGTATGTGCGCGCGTCCGATGCCGCTGTTCGGCGTCCCTGGCTTCATCGACCGGTTCTAGTCATGGAGCTGCTCAAGTGGTTGAACCCGCTCCTGGTCGTCCAGGCGGCGCAGCTCGGGATCTGGCCAGCGTTGATTGCTGGCGGAGCTGCTCTCCTGGGCGGCGTCATGGGCAACAAGGCCAACGCGAAGCAAGCTGCGGCGCAAATGCAGTTCCAGGAGCGCATGAGCTCCACGCAGCATCAGCGCGAGGTTGCGGATCTGCGAGCTGCAGGCCTGAACCCGATCCTCTCTGCCGGGGGATCGGGTGCGAGCGCGCCGGGGGGCGCGATGGCGCAGCAGCAAAACGTTCTCGGGCCTGCTGTGAGCTCCGCCCTTGAGGCGCGGCGGAATGTCGCCGATGTGGATCTGACCAGGCAGAACGAGAACCTGGCGAAGGAGCTGGAGCAGAAGGCGAAGTGGGAAGCGGCGGACGCGGAGAACCAGGCGAAGATCTCCGACGTGCAGCGCCGCGTGTGGGACGCGGCCATGCACAACCACAAGGAAAACTACGTCCAGGTGGAGAGCGCGCGAATGATCGAAGAATCGCGCGCGCAGTCCACCGCTGCCCAAATCGAGCGTGAGCTCGACGAAGGCGCGGGAGAAGTGATGCGAGCTCTCAAGCGCCTGGGGATCTCCGGGGGCTCTGCTGCACAAGTGCTTCAGCTCATGCAGCGCCCCCGTGTGGGCCGCGATACTCGCGGGCCTCAACCCTACCGTCGCTAGACCCTCACTGGATAGTTCTTAATCTTCACCCTCAACAACTTAACTCAACTCAACTCAACTCATCTTCAGTACTCATCTCTCTACTCACCTCATCAATGCTTACTCACCTCAACCACCCTCACTCCCTGCAGAGCAGGATCTGGCCGAAGGCCAGGGAGCCCCGAAGGGGCGGGAGCAACTCAGCTCTACCCACTCCACAGCGTTCGCGTCCCGCGTGCTGTGGCTTCGCGCCGTCGGCTGCGTCTTCGCAGCCGATGGCGTGCTTTTTTTTCCCAACCTAGCGACGGAGGCTCCATGAAATCGAAACTTCAATCTGCGGCGGTAGCCGACAACGACGGGGTTATCGACGCCCCAATCCCTCGCTGCCGCAGCGCCGCGTCGGCGCGGCGGCGCGTGCAGCTCATCTGCGATCCATCTCGAGATCGCACGCAGCAATCCTTCAAGGACGACTGCGACATCAACCTGATCATGGCCAGGTACCTGAAAACCGGCCAGCTGCCGAGCTCGACCAGGCAGCCCGTGTACCTGGACACGACCGCCTACGACTTCCTGGCGGCGCAGAACCTGGTTGCACGAGCCAGGGGCGAGTTCTCCCTGCTGTCCGCTGAGGAGCGCGACAGCTACGGGAACCAGGTCGAGCTCTGGCTTGACCACAAAGCCGCGCTTGCGGCGCAAGCGGAGGGGGAAGGTGGGGAGCCCCCCACAGGCGCGACGAAAGTCGCGCCTGGGGCTCCCACGCGAAGCGCAGAGGCATCCCCGAAGGGGGAACCAGCTTCTCCCTCGGCTACGCCCCCGGCTAAAACGCCGGCGTTTTCGGGGGAAGGGGGGCGGCCCAATACACCTTCTTGATGTAATTGGGCCAACTGACACTACCGGTGGTAGTGTCGGGGTTCCCAGGGGGCACCCCTGGGGGGTGGCTCACCCGGTGAGCCAGTCAAATCGCCAGTCAATTGAGGAGGTTGCATGAAAAGACGGTCGATGGGTCGGTCGGAGTCCAGGCG